AAAGTGTATAGAAGCCATTTGGAGATGCCGTCGACCGGCTCGATCATGCGTGTCCTTTCGTCCGATGCCGGACTTCAGGAAGGGTTATCGCCGCACATGGTGGTGATCGACGAACTTCACGCTCATCCGTCCGACGCGATGTGGAACGTCATGACGCTCGGTTCGGGAGCGCGAAGAAACCCGATGATCCTCGGCATCACCACCGCTGGTGTCCGCTCCGACCGGCAGGGTTACGACACAATCGCGTTTCGGTTGTACCAGTACGGAAAGAAAATCGAGTCCGGTGAGGTTGTCGACGAATCGTTTTTCTTCCGCTGGTGGGAGGCCTCCGAAAACCTCGACTGGAAAAGTCTCGAAGCGATCAAGATGTCGAACCCGGCTTTCGGCGACTACCTGAACCCGGAGGATTTCGACGTTTCCCGGAAAACTACGACCGAGGTCGAGTTCCGGATCAAACGTCTGAACCAATGGGTTCAGTCGCGCACCCTATGGCTCCCCGACGGTGCGTTCGCCGCCTGCACCGTCGAAGGGTTGGAAAAACCGGAGGAGGGGACGGAGATCATCGTCGGTTTCGACGGCTCGTATTCGCGAGACGCGACCGCAGTCGTGTGTTCGACTATCGACGGTCATCTGTGGGTCGAAAACATTTGGGAACGACCGATGTACGACGATTCGTGGCGTGTCCCGATCGACGAAGTTATGGACACGATCCGGCGATTGTGTATGCGTTTTCGGGTTCTCGAAGTGGTTTCCGACCCGTATCGGTATGAACATCAACTTCAGGAACTCGAAGATGAAGGATTCCCGATCGTCCGGTTCCCGACAACGGTCGCCTCACGCATGGTTCCAGCCTGCGCCGCTTTCTACGATGCGGTCACCGGAAAAACGATTCGGCATGACGGTCAGCCGATCCTCGCTCGCCACCTCGAAAACTGTGTTGTGAAAATGGATCGGGCTGGGCCTCGAATCACGAAAGAGTCACGGAACTCCGAACGAAAAATCGACGCCGCGATCGCAGGTGTCATCGCGTTCTCCCGAGTTGTGTATCATCGAAACAAGCAGTCCGAGCCTCTTCCTTCGATAACGAGTTGGTGAAAATCATGGGATTCTTCGCGAGAGAACGTCGAGCCCTCCCGATACGGATCGACACGGAACGGGTGACGGCCCGTCCGTCCGGGTTCAACATGACCGGCGAACTCGTCACCGAGGAAACAGCCCTTCAGATGTCAGCGGTCATCGCCTGCGTGTCCCTGCTCGCCGACTCGATCGCCGGACTTCCCCTCGATGTCTACAAGAAAATCGACGGACGAAAAATCGAGATGCCGCTTCCGCAACATCTGAAAGACCCGAACGACGACGAGTCGATGTTCGAGTTCATACACACCTGTGTGACCACGCAGGCGTTACATGGGAACCTTTTCGTGTTCGCACCACGACGACCGGACGGGACGGTTCTCGAAATGCGTGTCCTCCCTCCGAACCGGACACGGGTTTCGATCATCGACGGACAGAAAGTGTTCGATGTCGGCTCGAAACGAACCGAGGATGTGATCCATTCCCGATGGTGGCCCCGTCCGGGCAGTCTCTACGGTCTCTCCCCGTTGGAATCTCAGAGAAACACCATCGGTCTCGCCCTCGCGATGGAACGCTTCATGTCTCTTTGGTATGCCGAAGGCGGCACACCGTCGAGCGTCCTCGAAACTGATGCCACGTTCACCGAGGAGCAGGCACGGATTCTTCAGTCGACATGGGATGAAGCACATCGTCAGCGTCGCCGACCTGCCGTCCTGTCCGGCGGCCTGAAATGGAAACCGATCACCGTGTCAGCCGCCGACATGGGGCTTCTCGAATCGCGTGAACATCAGGTGCGGTCGATCGCCCGAGTGTTCCGCATCCCTTCGCACATGGTTCTCGCTCAGGGTGATTCGCAGACCTATCAGAACGTCGAATCTGCCGGAATCTCGTTCGTACGTCACACCCTCATGCCGTGGATCGCCCGACTCGAATCCATCCTCTCGAAAACGGTTGGCGGCGACATCTTCGTTCGTTTCGACACGGAGGAGTTCATGCGAGCCGACCTTCTGAACCGTGTTCGCGCACAACAGATTCAGATTTCGTCCGGTGTCCTGACACCGAACGAAGCACGGTATCAACTCGGTCTCGAACCGTACGCTGGCGGCGACGATTTCGTCATGGCTCTCCCCGGTTCGCCAATGGCAGGCCCCGGAATCGAACCTGCACCCGTCGGCGAAGATGTCTTTCGAGAGGGCGCATAGTTCATGCCGTACGAGGTGATCACCGGAGCGTACGGATGTAAAGGGTTCGCGGTCGTAAAAACCGGGAAAATCTATCCTGTCCCCGGCGGCTGTCATAAAACGCGAAAGGACGCTGACGCTCACGCGAAAGCGATGAACGCCGCCACCGCCGGAGAAATGCGAGCGAAAAACGAAGCGATCCTGATCGACATCGACGGGACGATCATCCTCGACGGCATCCCTCTTCGTCATCGTGTCGACTATCTGAACGGTCTCGACTACTACAAGATCGTGGTCACCGGACGTTTGGAGTCCGACGAAACGGACACGGTGTCCGATCTGAAAAACGCCGGATTGGACTACGACGAACTGTTCCTGAACCCCGGCGGCGATCCGGTCGAACATAAGAAGGGGACAGCAGAGACGATTCTGAACCGGATGCCGATCGTCGGAGCGTACGAAAACTTTTCGGATGCTCGCGACGCTTACGAAACTCTCGGCATCATCGCGATCAACCCGGTGACCCTCGACGAAGAAGAGAATCGTGCGATCGACCTGTCCCCTCCCGAGTTCATCAAAGACAACTGTCGACGCGGTCTCGCCTACTATGAGGAAGGGTTCGCCGGAGACGGCTTGCAACCGAGAACGGTTCGGGAAGCACGGAACATCGCCGCCGGTCGCATGATTCCTGAGGACAAGGTTGTTCGGATGCGAGCATGGATCGCGAGACATCTCGTCGATCTGAACGATGCGCCGGAACCTTCCGACGACGACTTCCCGTCGCCGGGGCAGGTCGCCCACCTCCTGTGGGGTTCGGGAACTACGAGGGAGGCGGCTCAAAGAACTTTCGACTGGGCGAACATGAAAATGCGACAGATCGAAAACGAGAATGTTCGAGCGAACGGCCCAGCCTCCACCCCGGCACCGAAATCCGATCAGATCATCGGCTCCGACGAAAACCCTTCAGGGAGTGCCGCCGGGAAAAAAGGTGGGATCACCCTTTCCGATGCAGTCGAAAAATCGTTGAAAAACAAGGCGACAACCCACAACGACAAGATGAAAGAACAGGGACGACCGGACTGGACACGGGTCACGGTCGGAGCCCTCCGCTCGGTTTATCGGAGGGGTGCAGGAGCGTTCTCCGTGTCCCACCGTCCCGGTATGACCCGAGGCCAATGGGCGATGGGTCGCGTCAACGCCTTCCTGTATCTCGCCGAGAAAGGCAAACCGGAGAACGTGAACTACGTCGGCGACAACGATCTGCTCGACAAAGACCATCCGAAGTATTCAGACACAAAGAAGAGAGAGAACCTGATGGAAACCGAAACCCGAGAACTTCCCCCGTCGTATCGACCGGCATCGTCCGACGATGTGCCGCTGTATCGACCGATGTGCGCCTCCTGTATGCACCTCGATCACGAAAACCTCTACTGCTACAAGTGGGCGGCGTTCGTGAAAGCCGACTTCTACTGCGACGCCTACTGTCCTCACGGCACCATTGTGTCTATGTCGGAGGAGGCGATGATGGAAGAACCGGCGACCGGCGAAACGTCGCTCCGCTGGATCACCCGGTCGATCGACGAGAAAAGGACGGTGGCTTACACCACCATCGAATGTCGTGCGATCGGCGACGGTAACACGCTGGTCGGATACGCCGCCCTGTTCGACACGCCGTCGCATGATCTCGGCGGTTTCGTCGAGTACGTTTCCCCCGGCGCGTTCCGAAAAACGCTGAAAGACGGGGCCGACGTTCGCCTCCTGATCGACCATGAAGGGGCTCCGCTCGCCCGAACGAAGTCGGGGACGATGCGCCTCGTCGAAGATGATCGCGGTCTGCGCGTCGAAGCCGACCTCGATCCGGGGAACCCGACAGCCGCCGGGGTGATCTCCGCTCTGAAGCGTGGCGACATGAATCAGATGTCCTTCGCGTTCCGAACGGTGAAAGACGAATGGTCGCGAGATCGGACGACTCGCACCCTGAAAGAAGTCCGTCTCTTCGACGTTTCTCTAGTCACATTCCCGGCGTATGAGAACACGGTCGCCGAACTTCGGAGGGTAGTTGACACACCCCCGTCTCCGTCTAGTACTCTGAAACGAAGGAAGCGGCAGATACAAATCGCCAGCCTCTGACGAATCGGGTCGAGAGCCGGAACACTCCACTCACGACACCACTCGAAAAAAACCCGAATCGAACTGAGGAGAAACCAAATGGCATTTTCGAAACAACTCCGCGAGAAGCGTGATTCGCGACTCAGCGAATCGTCGTCGATCATCGCGAACGCAGAAAACGAAAACCGTGAACTGTCGAACGAAGAGGATTCACGCATCGCCGCGATCCTCGACGAGGTGCGCGTTCTCGACGGTCAGATCGCCAGCGCGGAAGAGGTGGAGAAGCGCAACCTCGAAGCCGCCGAAGCCCGAAAGCCGATCGACAGCGAGGTTCGCGGTGGCGCAATCGTGAAGAACGAGGCCCGAACCTACCGGCACAACGGCGACAACGACTTCATCGCCGACGCTTTCCGCGCTCAGATTCTCGGTTCGTTCGACGCTCGCGAGCGCATCGCCCGACATCAGCAGGAGGAAGCGATCGAACGTCGTGCGGTCGGAACATCGGCTTTCGCCGGTCTCGTCGTTCCGCAGTATCTCGTCGATCTCGTCGCCCCGGCGGCTCGCGCAGGTCGTCCGTTCCTCGACGGTGGGACTATGGGCCACAGCCTTCCTGATTCCGGCATGACGATCTTCATCAGCCGGATCACCACCGGCTCGTCTGCCGCTGTTCAAGCATCGGAAAACTCGGCGGTCTCCGAAACCAACATGGACGACACCCTGCTGTCGGTTCCGGTGATCACCGTCGCCGGTCAGCAGTCGGTTTCACGTCAGTCGTTGGAGCGTGGCACGAACATCGAGGAGATCGTCATGGGCGATCTCGTCCGGGCGTGGCACACCAGCCTCGACTCGCAGGCGATCGTCGGCTCCGGTTCGTCCGGTCAGGCGAAGGGCATCTACACGACGCTCGACGGCGGTGCCAACGAGATCACCTACACGGACGCTGATCCGACCGTCGCCGAACTGTATCCGAAACTGGCTGATGCCATTCAGCGTGTTCAGGCGGCGACGTTCCAACAGCCGACACATTGGCTCATGGCTCCTCGTCGGCTCGCCTTCTTCCTGAAGGCTCTCGACTCGCAGAACCGACCGCTGGTCGTGCCGACGGCGAACAATCCGACGAACGCCATGTCGACCGGTGACGGAGCAGTCCGTTACGCGAACAGCGGCTACTCGTTGCTCGGTCTGCCGATCATCACCGACGGCAACGTCCAACTGACGCTCGGCGCAGGTAGCAACGAGGATGTGATCTTCTGCGTGAATCAGATGGAATCGCACCTGTGGGAAGCCGCCGGTCATCCGATGATGCTGAACTTCGAGCAACCGAACGCCGCCAGCCTCAACGTCCTGATCGTCGTCTACGGGTACGCCGCCTACACCGCCGAGCGGTACGGCGCGGTCGGACACTCGATGATCACCGGCACCGGCCTCGTCGCCCCGACGTTCTGACCTAAACAAGAGGTGTCGGAGGGTTTCCGTAACCCTCCGACACCGTAAAAAGGAGCGGAGATGCCGTCGATCTTCTCACTTATGAGCGAACGAATCGGATACGTCCGACGAGGCCTGAAAGACCGTGTCGCTCAGGTGGACAAGGAAATCAAGCGGCTCGGCGGCGAAGCCGACAAAGCGTTGGAAGAAGTCAGCAAGGCTGTCGAGGAAACCGCCACCCTCGCCCAAGAGGTCGAAAAGGCGGTTCTCCGCAAATCCACCAAGAAGAAGTAGCCGATGCCTATCACCAACGGCTACGCGACATTAGCCGAAGTCAAATCGGCATTACGGATCAGCGACAACGACGACAACGAACGTCTCGAATCGGCGATCCAGCGAGCGTCCCGGTGGATCGACTCGAAAACAGGCCGGTTCTTCTATCAGCAGGCAGGCACTTTCGACTTCGTGTGTCAGAACCCGTATCGGATACGGATCGTCGACCTCGCAACCTCCGCAGGGCTCGTCGTCACATCGGACGACAACAACGACAACTCGTTTTCGGGAACATGGACTATCAACACGGACTTTCGTTT